ATGATTCCTGAGTGCGACTACTGCGGGGCCGAACTTGACCCCGAGCTTGACGAGTGCCCGGAGTGCGGCGTTGAGGACCCGTACAACGGCGAGCCGGTGGCTGACTTTGACGAGTGCCCGGTCTGCCACGAGGTTCTGAGCGAGGACGGCCGCTGCTTGTGGTGCGAAGAGGGCATCGCATGAGTTGCATCAATCGTGACGCGCTCCTGGCCGCTGCTGCGCTTCGTACTGCCGAGGTCGCGCCGGTTCTCTGCGCCGCGAAGTTTCCGAAGGCGAGCGCAGCGAGCCTTGGGCTTGTCCCTTCTTCAACAAGTGACACGCGCCTCTGCCGCGTGTCGGTTGAACTTGACCGGCATCGCATCAGGGCGATGCGCCTTCGGAAATCCATCATCACCGGAGCGAGGCTCCATGACGAAGAAGCGCGGAAAGGTTCGGTCCGTGGCGCGTGGTACATGCTCACCGCGACCTACCGAGAGGGAAGTGACGCAAGCCCTCGTGACGTTAGCGAATTGGTTAAACGAATCCGGGGCTATTTCGATCGCGTTAACCGACGAAAGGGGCGCGGGCGTTCGCGCTTGCGTTATCTCTGGGTCGGAGAACTCACCAAGCGATTGCGGCCCCACTATCACCTCTTGATCTGGATTCCGCGCGGGTACTACCTGGGTAAACCTGACGCGCGTGGCTGGTGGCCGCATGGTATGACCAAGATCGAGAAAGCCCGGAACGCTGTCGGCTATCTTGCGAAGTACGCGTCGAAGTTTTGCGGCGCGATGGCTGAGGCGTTTCCGAAGGGCTTTCGCACTCATGGTGTTGGCGGCCTCAATGAAGAGTCGAGGCGCGAACTGCGCTGGTGGAAAGCGCCGAAAGAAGCGCGTGAAGTACTCGGCCCGTTGGCCGATATTCGAAAGGTTTTGGGCGGCTACGTTGACAAACTCACCGGCGAATTCTGGCCCTCGCCGTGGCGGGTTTCGTTTGTTCGGGGCCGGGTGTTTGCATGGAAACTGGAGCGAATCGCATGAACTGCATCATCATCAAGTCGGGCACTGTCACGCCGCGCGTCATCAAGCGCAAGGACGGTACGCAGGTTGTTTTCAAGGAGCAGAGGGCGGCTATCGAAACCGGCGAAGATTTCCCGAAGCCGTTCACTATCAATCTTGGCGATGATCAGCCGCCGTATCCGCCGGGCAAGTACCTGCTGGACGTGTCTTCTCTGGAGGTCGGCGATTTCGACTCGTTGAAGGTCGGCCGCCGCATCCACCTGATTCCGATTCCGAATACTACCGCTAGCGCGGTGAAGGGGTGATTGTGATGGCGTACGTGGTCCGCGGTTGTCTGGATCGTGATTTCGACGCTTCGACGGGCACGTGCGCGCATGAGGTTTGGGTTCCTCAGATGTCCAGTCTTCCGGCGCTGAGCATCGAGGAAGCGCAGGCTATCGGCCTTGCGTGCGCGTTGCTCTGGGGCAGCGCGTGGGTTTTTCGCCGGATTCGCAAGTTCGTTGATCAATCGTGAGGAGAAAAAGCAATGCTGAGCAAGTTCAAGAGCAAGCTGCACGCCATCGTTCCGGCCGCGTCGCTGGTTCTGGTCGCTCCGGCCGCGTTCGCCAGCGGTGGTGGTGTCGATGTGTCCGGTGTCGTTAGCGCCATCGAGGGTGCTGCGGCTCCGATTGCGGCGATTGGTTCTGCGGTGCTCCTGGTGCTGGTGGGCATCAAGGTCTATAAGTGGGTGCGTCGCGCGATGTAATGTGCCGCGGTAGGCCGGAAGGGAGAACCTTCCGGCCTTTTTTCTGGGGATGATGTCATGGAAGGTTGGATTTGGCTTGTTGCGTGGCTTGTGGCTCTGTACATCCTCTTCGATGGTGAGTGATGAGTTTCTCGCGCATGTTCGCTAGTGCGATTTCGCGTCTTGTTGCGTGCGCGTTCGTTTTGATCGCGCTGGCATTTTTCGGCGCTGAAAAGGCATATGCTCGTGATCAGGGCGAGGCATACCTCGAGTGCATGGCTGCTACTCGCGCGATTAATCGTCCTGAGTTGCCATTTTCTCGTTGTGTTCTGGAGGGCTCTGTTCCACAAGCGTATCGTGGCCAGCGGTGTGTAACAGAGTCTGGCCCCTGCTATTTGTTCGGTTTGTTTGGCTTCGACCGCGACAAGACTTGTGACAAGCGCCCCGATTTTGTGACGGAGTTTTATCCGCTGTCGGGTTCGTATTCTTGCAATGCTGGCTGTGTGGTTCATTTTTACAGGAACGGTGACGGTACTAGTACCGCTACGTTTGCTAATTCTTTGCCGTGTGAGGGGCTTGATCCGGACGGATGTGTTGCATCCGGCAGAACGTGGAATGCTTTATTGAACGTTTGTGAACCCAACGAGCCGGAATGCCCTGCTGGTCAGATTGTCAACAGTCTCGGTCAATGTGCTCCGGAGCCGTGCCCTGCGGGTAAAGTTCTTGGTCCGGATGGCACGTGTCGCAAGCGCGAGAACGAATGCCCGGCTGGTCAGGTGCGCGGTCCGGACGGAAGCTGTGTTGATAACGAGTGCCCTGCTGGCCAGGTGCGGGGTCCGGACGGTACGTGTAAGCGGGACGATGACGGGGATGGCAACGAAGATGACGCCGATGAAGAGTTTTTCTCTGGCGGCGATGATTGCAGCACGCCTCCCCAGTGCAGCGGCAGCCCGATCTTGTGCGGCCAAGCGCGCATTCAATGGCGCATTGATTGCAACACTCGCAAGAATCGCAGCATTAGCGGCGGCACGTGCGGGTCTCCGCCGGTTTGTGTCGGTGAAAAATGCGATGCGCTGGAGTATTCGATGCTGGTGCAGCAGTGGAAGGCAGCGTGCGCGCTGGAAAAGATCGCAGCCGGTGGTGGTAGCGGTGGCGGCGGCGGTGACAATTCGGACCTGATCGAGTTCCTTGGTGGTCCAGGCACGCACGATTCGAATGTTGTTGGTGGCGATACGCTGACCGATGCCGGCCCCGGCGATGATGAATTTGACATTCCCGAGCCTGATTCGAGCGGTTACGGCTACTCGCGGACGTGTCCGACGCCGCCGAGTGTGACGTTGCCGAACGGCGTGGTGGTTAATTTCGATCTTGCGCCGTTGTGCCAGTGGGTGAGTCTGGCGGGTTCTCTCGTGTTGATTCTGGCTGGACTGGTGAGTTTGCGAATCGTTAGCGGGGGGATTGCGTAATGCCTGCAATTCTCGGTTGGATCATTTCTGGCATTACGTCTGCCGTCCTGTGGCTGTTTAAGAATCGCATCGGGCAGATGCTCACGGCTATTCTTGGCTGGTTCGGCGTTTCGTTGGCGAGCTACAAGTTCGGCGTGGAGCCGTTCATCGATCATCTCGAAAGCCTCGCAACCTCTGGCATGGGCGGTGGAGATTATGCTGTCGTGGCGCTGCAATGGATGGGCCTCCTCAATTTCGACAAGGCGTTGACTATGATCATTTCCGCGGTGGCGGCCAGGCACGCAATGAATGCTGGCCGGGTGTTCTTCCGCAAGGCGGCAACGGGGGCTTGAAGTGCCTATCGAACTTTTTACCGGTCAGCCCGGCAATGGTAAGACGGCGCTCATGGTTGAGCGTCTCATTGAAGAAGCGAAGAAAGCCGAGCGCCCGATTTTTGCGGTTGGCATTGATGGTTTGCAGCCGGGTTTGGCTACGCCGTTGGACGATGCGCGGGATTGGAACCGCCGTGATCCTCACACAGGACAGTACATTGTCCCTGACGGTTCGCTCGTCTTTGTCGATGAGGCCTGGAAATGGTTTGGTCATCTTCACGATGCGACACGGCAAGCTACGCCTAAGCATGTTCTCGATCTCGCAGAACATCGGCACCGCGGTCTGGATTTTGTGTGGACTACTCAGCAGCCGAATCAGCTTTATCCGTTTGTGCGGGGTCTGATCGGAACGCATCATCACGTTGTGCGCCGGTTCGGAACGCACATGGTTGACGTGTTCACGTGGGGCGAGTTGAACGAAGATATCAAGTCCACCGCGAAGCGTGAGTTGGCTCAGCGGACCACGCGGCTGTTGCCTTCGCATGTGTTTGGCTCTTACAAGTCCGCAGAGGTTCATACGATCAGGCCGCGTATTCCGCTCAAGGTGTTGGCAATTCCTGCGGTGATTGTCGGAGCCGTGGTATCTGGGTGGATTGCGTTTAGCTTCTTGCGTCCGGATGCTGTGTCTAGCAGTGTTTCGGAGGAGGCGGCGAGCGCGGCGTCAGCCGCGCCGCCGCATGCTGCCGTTTCTGTGGGGCAGGGCGGCGGCGGGCGCGGGGCGTGGGCCAGTCTCTCGGATTATGCGACTGCGCATTTGCCGCGGTTTGCCACTATGCCGTGGACGGCTCCGGTTTTCGATGAGCGGCGCATCACTGCCGATCCTCAGTTGTATTGCATGTCTTCGCTTTCCGGCGAAGATGCCAACGGGCAGAAGAGGGAACCGTCTTGCACATGTTTGACGGAGCAGGGCACGCGCTATGAATTGAGTCAGGCCGAGTGCCGCACGGTGGCGCGTCATGGTGCGCCTTATAACCCGTACCGTGAGCGTCAGCGCGATCAGGTGCATCAGGTTGGCCAGGTGCCGCAGGCCGTGGCAGCGTCTACGAGCGGGGCGGGAGTCATTATTGATGGTGCGGGGCTGGTGCAATGACGTCTGGCGGCCGTGAACTGTTGAAATGGTTGGCGCTGGTTTTGATGACCGGCGACCACGTGAACAAGGTCATGTTCGCTGGTTCGCTACAGTGGCTATCGGAAGTGGGGCGCGTCGCGTTCCCGGTGTTTGCCGTTGTGCTGGCCTACAACGCCGCGGTGGATACGCGCTCTGGGACTGCTGGCCGGGCGATTCGCCGCTTGCTGTTGGCTGGGGCGATCGTTCAGCCGTTCCACGCGCTGGCGTTCGGTTACTGGCTGCCGGTGAACGTGTTGTTCTCGCTTGCGCTTGGGCTGTACGTTTGCACTGCGCGGAGCGCATGGGCTGCGCTCGTCGCGTGGGCGGTCCTCGGCTTGTTTGTTGATTATCAGTGGACCGGCCCGGCGCTGATGCTCGGTGCGCGTCTGTGGTTCGGTGCCAGGACGTGGACGGGTCATGTCGTCGCTGCCGTAGCACTGGGTGCTGCATACGGCGCTCTGTGCTTCTACAACGGCAACGGCTGGGCGTTGTTATCGGTGCCGGTGCTGTGGGTGCTGGGGCGTCTGGATGTGCGCTTGCCGCGCGTTCGATGGGTTTTCCTCGGGTATTACGTTGCTCATCTCATCTTGTTGTCTGCTATTGCCTCGACGTAGCGCATCTCTCGCCTGGCACGTTCTCCCAGCCGCCACCTGGAACAGGCCGGAACGGCGTGCCGTCGATGCATTTCCAGCCTGACCGGTCCTGTTTCTCG